CAAGGAAATACATTTGGAACTACCGAATATCAATTTGAAAAGGAAGAAGCACAGAATGTGTGGTACAACCCTCAAGTGGAATTAAATCGCTTTGATGTTCCTCTTGCATCACAGAGTCTAATTGGCTGTGATGATGCAAAAATACGCGATGTGCTTTCCAATCAGATGGTTTACATAACATGTTCAGATGCTGAATGCGGTATTCAACGTAGTGCTGCTGGTGTCTTCTTATATGGCAACACAATATTGTTTAATGCTCATAATGTTAGGGGAATGAATAATATCACATTGAACATAATCTCATGTTCAAGTGCACAAGGACTGTCATCTAATATCACAATTTATCGTAAGATCACTGATTTTACTATATTGAAAGAGAAGGATATGTGCATCTTTCAAGTTCGCGAGTTACCTCCACGTAGGGACATTCGTAAATATTGGTGTGATAGCGTTATTCCAATAACACGTATGATCGCTCTTCAACGGAGTAGCGACGGTACTATTGCGACACGACACATCTACAACGTGCAACTATCAGATAATTTTCCAGTGGAGGCTTTAAATCAGAATATGAGCATTTATTTCGGTAAGAGTTCAACCACCACTGCCAAGGGTCAATGTGGATCCATAGGTGTGGCAATCACGCCATTAGGACCTGTCATTATCGGTATACATACTATTGGGTATAATGATACATGTGGTTTTTCCCAAATTATGAAGAGTGATTTGACTCAGATTGTTGATGCTTCATCAACACGTGATGACAAATTTGTCGTACAATCAGGTGATGAACCTCGATGGAATGTTGAGGGTACTGTATCACTGGTAGAACCACACTTCAAGAGTATGTTTAGGTATCTAAATACAGGTACGCTAAATATATATGGTAGCATCCCGGGATTTAGACCTAAACCTAAGTCAAAGGTTACAGAAACGCCTCTTAAGGAGATTATGGTGGAGCATTTCAACATAACTAAGAAGTTTTCTGGACCAGCGATGAATGGTTGGGAACCTTGGCGTCTCAATATTGTTGAGATGGTTAAGCCTCACACGCAAATTGATCATAATACATTGACGTTAGCTAAAGAAGGATATCGTGATGATATTCTCCGAAGCTTGAATCAACTTTATGGAGCTAATTGGAAGAAGGACTTAGTTTTTCTTTCTAAAACGGCTACAGTCAATGGCTTACCTGGTGTGAAATTTATTGATATGATCAATTGTAACTCTTCAATGGGTCATCCCTGGAACACCACTAAGAAAGCATACCTTTCCCCTGCCCCTACAGAACGACATCCAGATGGAGTAGATTTCGATGCCTCTATTTGGGAGGAATTTGATAAAATAATAGAAAAATATGAAAAAGGTGTTCGTGCTAATCCTGTATTCACAGCACATTTGAAGGACGAACCGACGCCAATTGAAAAAGTTGATAAAAAGAAGACCCGTTTGTTTACGGGAGCTCCAGTTGATTGGAGTTTGGTCGTAAGGTCTCGACTTTTATCTTTTGTTCGCTTATTGCAACAAAATAAATTTATTTTCGAGGCAGCACCTGGTACTGCTTGTCAATCTGCTGAATGGACGCAGATATATAAATACTTAACTGTTTTTGGCATTGACAAGATTATTGCAGGTGATTTTGGTAAATTTGACAAACGCATGTCATCGGAGTTCACTCGAGCAGCCTTTGATGTGATATGTGACATTTTTACCGAAGCGGGTTTCTCACACCAAGAGGTTTTACAAATCTATACACTAGGTGCAGATGTTGCATACCCTCTTGTTAATGTAGGAGGAGATGTGGTTATGTTCTTTGGAACAAACCCATCAGGTCATCCTCTCACTGTTGTCATTAATTCAATGGTCAATAGTTTGTATATGCGATATGTCTATACCACACTTAACCCTAGTGGTAATTCGTGTGAGACATTTCAGCAAGATGTACATTTGATGACTTATGGAGATGATAATATTATGGGTGTGAGAGATGGTTGTGAATGGTTCAACCATGGTGCAATTAAAGATTGCTTGGCCACAATTGGTGTTGAATATACTATGGCTGATAAGGAAGCCGAGAGTGTTCCATACATCAATATTAACGATTGTCAATTCTTAAAAAGGAGTTGGCGATATGAGCCAGAGTTGGAGAATTATGCTTGTCCATTGGACATGTCATCTGTACACAAATCTCTGGTATCGTGGGTCCCTTCCCGTTCCATTGATCAATATGCTCAGATGGTGGCTGTTATTTCCAGCGCTAATCTTGAGCTATTTTTCCATGGTAAGGAAGTGTTCCACAAACATCATACTTTCTTTAAGGAAGTACTTCAAACTGACCCCTACATTCACTATGTGAATGAATCTACTCTTCCTGGTTGGGAGGATCTCTGTACGAGATATAGGAAGGCGTCAGAAGGGGTAAAACACTACCAACCGCTTAATACGGTCTAGGCTGATCGTATTATTCTATACACCCAGTCCCAAGAAATTAAAATTAAGAATGAAGAACCCGTTG